GGCGCGAGGTGGCGGAGCCGCTACTAAGGGTCTTGTATTCCGAGGAGTTCGTTAGTGGACGGGCTACGAGTCTGCGAACGACTCTTGAAAATTGCTCGAGAAAGAGAACAACAGGTCACTACTATTCTCGTGAATAACGAGCTCCAAGATATGGCGCAGTATCGTGCGCTTATGGGAGAAATTTCAGCCCTGGGGTTCATACAGCAAGCAATCTCAGAAATGTTAGAGAAAGGTACTACAGATGACGACTTCGGGACTATTGTTGCCGGAACGTTTGGCCCGACAAAGTAGACAGAAAACAAGCAGGCAGGAAACAACTCAATCTGAAACAGCAAAGCTACCTGCTCCAACAGGCTGGCGTATTTTGATCATGCCCTATACTCCACCAAAAGTATCGAAGGGCGGTATTGAAATTCCCGATGAAGTTCACGAACGCGAGAGGCTAGCAGTTAATGTTGGCTTAGTTATGGCAGTAGGCCCCCTTGCTTATAAAGACGAGGGTAAGTTCGGGGGACAAGAACCATGGTGCAAAGAAAAGGATTGGGTGCTTTTTGGAAAGTACGCTGGTTCTCGATTTAAGATAGATGGAGGTGAATTACGATTACTCAATGACGATGAGATTCTTGCCGTTATAGAGGATCCTTCGCATCTGGTACATACATAGCTCTTTACTTTCGTTGTATTGGCCATTAGTTTGACACGATTCATGGAGAATCCCATGCCCGATAATGCAGAAGAACTAATCGAACTTGAACCTGAGCAAGAGGTTGAGGTCCGCCTTCCTCCTGATGACTCACAAGTGATTGTGCCAGAAGAGGAAGATGATGTTCTAGAGGACATTTCTGAAGAACCCTCTGAAGAAGAGCTTGCCAGCTATAGCGCAGGAGTGCGTAAGCGCATAGATAAACTGACGGCTAAATACCGTGAGTCAGAGCGGAGAGAGCAGGCCGCTTTAGATTATGCGAAAGGTGTCAAAGCTCAGAACGATAGTCTTCAGCACAGTGCTACTCAGATCAACCAAAGATATAGTCAAGAGTATGCTGGACGTGTTGATACAGACTTCGAGTCTGCTAAGAGGAAGTATGTCCAAGCATATGAAAGTGGAGATCCAGACGAGCTTGTAGCGGCAACGTCTGAACTCTCTCGTCTTTCTGTTGAAGACGCGGTTTTAAAAAACCAGATACAAGCACTCGGTCGCCAGCAACCTGTTCTACAGCAAACCCCGGCTACTGCACCTCCCCCTGATCCTAAATCACAGGCCTGGGCACAGCGAAATGAATGGTTTGGTGTTGACGAGCCTATGACCTACACAGCTTTTTCAATTCATAAAAACCTTATTGAGCAGGGTTTTAATACTTCTTCTGACGCTTACTATGGTGAAATTGATCGTAGAATCCGTGAAGAATTCCCCCATAGATTTGAAGGAACAGCCCCTCAATCTGTGAACGGAAGCCGCTCTCCAGTCCAAAGAGTTGCCTCTGCTAATCGAGCTGCTAAATCTGCTGGACGCGATACTGTGAAGCTCACACCTAGCCAGGTTGCAATCGCTAAGAAACTGGGTGTGCCTCTTGAAGAATACGCGAGGCAAGTAAAGGAGATTAATGCAAATGTCTGAAGCACCAGCAACAGATAGAACCCCTCGCGCAGCCACCACACGTGAGAAAACAACACGCCCTGTGCAATGGAAGCCCCCATCTTTATTGGATGCTCCTACGCCACCGGATGGTTTTATACATCGATGGATTCGCGCTGAAATGTTGGGCCAAGATGACAAACCCAATTTTACAAAACGTCTCCGTGAAGGTTATGAACCAGTACGAGCGGATGAGTACCCTGATTTTGATGGTGCGACCATTGATGAGGGAAGGTACAAAGGTGTTATCGGTGTAGGTGGCCTTATTCTGGCTCGGCTACCAGTAGAGGTCGCAGAATCACGCAAGCAATATTTTGCGCAAAAGACTTCTCAGCAGATGACTGCTGTAGATAATGACTTGATGCGAGAGCAGCACCCTTCCATGCCGATTTCTCAGGAAAGAAGCAGTAGGGTCTCTTTTGGCGGTTCAACTTCAAACGAGTAGTTAGTCTACTCAGGAGAAAATCATGGCGAACATTAATGGAGCCTTTGGTCTTCGCCCCATCGCTAAGATGGGCCAGAATACCAACTCCATGGGTGTGAGCGGCTATACGTCATATGAAGTTGCAAGCGACAACAGTACAGCTATTTACCAAGGTTCCCCTGTGATACCCCTTTCAACGGGATATATCGCACTTGTGGGTGCTGCGGCGGGTGGTTCTGTTGGTCTGCTTGGTGCTTTCATGGGATGTAAGTATGTCTCGAGCACCACGGGGAAACCCATATGGAGCAATTATTGGCCTGGATCGGGAGCAGATAGTAATCATCCCGTAGAGGCTTTCGTAGCAGATGATCCGATGCAGTTGTTCCTTATTGGTTCAGATGCGACTTGGACCAGTAAAGCAACGGCACGAGCAGCTGTTTTTGCGAATGCAGCTTTTGCAAGCGGCACAAGCGGAAGCACTACTACCGGCATGTCGTCAGCAACTTTGGGCGTCAGCACTATCAATACCACGAACACCCTCAACCTTCGAATCATGGGTTGGATGGATGATCCATCAAATGCCGATTTCTCTGCGGCTGGTATTGGTGCTGTCGTTCGGTTGAATAACCACTTCAACAGCCCGAATGGTGCTGCTGCAGCTGGTACCGTTTCAACTACTGGCGTCTAAGGGGGGTCTGAGAAATGGCAATTTCACGAGCACAACTCGTAAAAGAACTAGAGCCTGGACTCAATGCCCTTTTTGGTCTTGAGTACGCTAGGTACGAGAATGAGTCTTCAGAAATCTTTTCTACCGAATCTTCAGATCGTGCATTTGAAGAAGAGGTGATGCTTTCTGGCTTCGGTTCTGCTCCAACCAAGAGTGAAGGTTCTGCCGTCACTTTTGATTCGGCGGCTGAAGTGTACACTGCTCGCTATACCAATGAGACGATTGCTCTGGCATTCGCGCTCACCGAAGAAGCGATCGAAGATAATCTCTATGATCGTCTTTCTTCTCGGTACACGAGAGCATTGGCTCGTTCTATGGCTCACACGAAGCAGGTTAAGGCAGCGTCTATCCTTAACAACGCTTTTGACAGCACCTATACGGGTGGTGATGGTCTTGAACTTTGTTCAACGGCCCATACGTTGCAGAACGGCAATACGTTCCGGAATGAACCATCTACTGCTGCAGACCTCAATGAGACTTCTCTTGAGAACGCACTAATCGACGTTTCTGACTTTGTCGATGAGCGCGGCCTCAATGTTGCTCTCCGAGGGATGAAGCTGGTTGTCCCGGCGAATCTTCAGTTCGTTGCGGATAGGTTGCTTGAGTCGGATCTGCGCCCAGGAACGGCGGATAACGATGTAAACGCTATTCGTAACATGGGAATGGTGCCACAGGGCTATACTGTTAACCATTTCCTAACGGATACGGATGCTTGGTTCCTCTTGACCGATGCGCCCAATGGCTTGAAGCACTTCCAGAGAACTCCGATTCGTACGGCGATGGAAGGTGATTTCGATACTGGTAACGTGCGATATAAAGCTCGCGAGCGTTATAGTTTCGGATGGTCTGACCCTCGTGGTATTTACGGTTCTCCTGGCGCATAGTACAGTGGGGAGAGGGGAAACTCTCTCCCCCTACTTTTCTGGGATAAATAGCCCTAGCGACTGACCCAGCAGACACTTACAGGACTCTAGGGCAAATCCTTTGTAAGGAGGTAATATTATGGGTACGACTCGCTTCTCTGGCCCGGTCATGTACAGTGGTAATGGCAGTGACGCCAGTAAACTTGGTTCTTGGTTCAGAAATCTTCCTATTAGTGTCAATCCCGACTATATCTTTAAATATGACGATTTCACGGGTGTTGATATTGATGACACGGACGACTGGACTAAAGCAGTTCTCAATAGTGGAACTTTAACTCTTCTCGCAGATCATGTGGGGGGATGGGCAAAGTCTACAGGCGACGGTTCCACAGATAATTCTGGGGGCTCTATCCAGGGCAATGAGATCTTCATGGCTGAGGCCAGTAAGAATATCTATTTTGAAGCGCGTGTAGCAGTCGCTGACGCTGATGATATGGATATGTTTGTTGGTCTCGCCGAGAATGGCACGTTTGCAACTGGTGTTCCTTTCACAGCGAATAATCAGATTGGGTTCCTTCTCGTTGAAGGTGCTGCTGATATCTACGCTAATTGTGACAGCGGCGGCACAGAGACTAAGACAGATACTGGGATAGATTTCGCTGATGGAGCAGAATCTAGTTCCAATATCACCAATAGTCGCCAACTTGGGTTTATTGTAAAGGGGACCGGGATCGTAGAGTTCTATGTTGACCGTGTTCTTAAAACTACAACTACCGC